TCTGAATGCGGTTCGTCAAAAGAAAATGGATTGAATTTCACAGCGCCGAGAGACAGCACTGTAGCCTGCGGTTTTACATCAATGGTTTCGAGGTCTATTGTAGCATGCGTTGCCATTACTTATTTGCCTTTCTATTTTCTTGCCCAATTCCAGAAATAATAAGGAACACATACAGCAGTGGCCAAGCCCACCCTGATAGATATCCCGTAACATGTAAAATTAACAGAGCAATACCTGTTGCTCCTGTTGTGCCAATACCGCTGCTCTGAGGGGTTGGAAACATCATAAAAAACTCCTAATACTTTACACGTATTTTAACGTCTATAGCATTAGGAGTCAATCGGTTATTTGTCTGAATTACTCGAGTTAATGTATGGTTTGAGGTCGGGCGCAGTCCAGTTGATAGGCTTAAGAATTTTTCCGTCTTCGCGTTTGCTGACTTTTCCTGTTTCAGGATCAATTTTAGCAAAGTTAGTTGACATAACTTCACGCCATGCACCTTCGCCGTTAAATCCACCGGTGCGTATAGCCCCTATAGTGACTACTAAAATATCAATGAGTGCATCGAGCTGTTCGATCTCATCGTTTGCTTCAACTGCCTGTTTCAATTCGTTGTATTCTTCTTCGATGAGAGACAGATACATCTTATAATTATCTGCACTAGGAACCTGATCGGATGCTGCATGGAAATGCTCGACGTCTTTGAACGGATTCATAATATTGTCCTATCTATCTATAAATGCACTGGGATCGACTGTAGCGTGCTCACCGTCTGCATATTCAGACCCAATCTGTACTGTCTCTGGACGTTCATGCGACATAGCCAGCACGCTTTCTGGCTCGATCATTCGCAGTTCAATTTCGCCATCGTCTTCGGTTTCTACTTTTATTCCCCTAGTCCAACGGCCGTGTTCTACCAGAATCCATTCTCCCTGTTCGTATGGTTCTGTATTGTCTGGGCCTTTTGAAAACACTTTACCCCATCTAGGGTATATTCCTCGTGTCTTACCGTCGTCGTCGCCGATAATTATGCCACTTGCAGTTTTTTGTTCTCCAAAATACATGTCGCTTACAAGCACTCTATTGCCTATTGCTCTAGGCCTACCTTTTATAGCATTAATATTATGAGCCATTATTCACCTTTTGGTACAAAGTTTCCGTGTTCGTCTTCTATCCATTCTACGTCGTCGCCAAATTCTTCCGCCATTTTTGGATCTTCTTTTATTGCTGAAGATTCAACCTTCTCTTGTGCACGTGTGGTTTTGTTAGACTTTACACCTGTATTGTTTTTGGCTTTGGTTTCTAGCTGAGAAGATTCTGTAGTTGTTTCAGAGGCAGGTCGGTCGTCGTTTTTATAATAATCTTTGATCACTTTCTCTTTTTTCCGAATAATTTTGCCGCCTGGACCTAATTCGTCTCCGCGAGCATTCACACGCGCATTACCTACTGCGGGAGTAAGTTCGTTGCGCTGCTGAAGCAAGTCCATGTCGACAACTTTGCCACGCATGGTTTTATAGGTTTTTCTCGAATTGTTTTGTGATGCCATTGTGTTCTCCTAATGGATATTATATGGGTATTTATCTAAGGAACTCACGCCAGTCTAGTCCATATTGGATTGAGTCGATCCTATGAACGCCTATGAGATACAACACATAGCTTGCTACTGAGCTTCCCCTGCCTACGCCCCATACTATATTGTTCTCGCGCATGAAATTTACCAGATAGATCATATAACGCAGAAGTTCAAAAAGATCATGCTTTTGATAGGCCTCTAACTCTTCGTTAACTCTTTGTATTTCAGGCAAGTCTCGTTTCTTCCAAACTTCGCTGGGGTCTATATCTAATTCTTCTGCTACTCGATGGATTAGATACTCTGATAGATCTATTTGTTTGTATTCATCAGGCATAAACCACTCACTCTGACAGGCATTGTCAAAAGTCTTTTGGTCTACATCTAATGGAATGTACTTCTGCAGTTTGTCGAGGCCTTGTTCTTCCATGGCGGCGTTGAACCTGTCTACCTCGTCACAAGGATCACAGAGAACAACATGCACTTTATCTGCATGACCCGTGTAGATCATGTCGATAAGATCCTGATTAGAGAATCGTGGAATACCGAGGTCATCAGTTTTCATAAGCATGTTGTATGTTAACTTACATTAATAAGATTGTCAAGATCAGGATCGTCGTTGTTTTGTTGTTCTAAACGCTGTTTGACCTTGCGAGTCTCTAGTTCTTGCTTGTAGGTCTCAATGATCATCTGTATCTGCGACTGTATTTGTGGGTTTGTTGTGCGCCAGTAATTTCTACTGGCACTTTGAATTTTTTCTTCTAGTTCGCTGTCTGTTAGATCTGCTGTGTCGTTCACAAAAGGATGCATTACTCAAACTTTCCTAGATACTTGGCATATATTGTAGTGCCACCTTGATACGTCCAAAGTTCTATAATATGCGGATCTGACGAGCTGTCTATAACAGGATTATTCCAAAATGCATCGCCTCCATACTTTATGTTTCCTGCAATTGTCAACACACTAGGAGTTGAAGCAGTGAGATGCAGAGTCATTTTCGCATACCTGCCAGACTGAGGCCAGCCCGAATTATCAATGGTTACTTCTGTGTCTCCGTCTAGATCGTACACTTGATATTCGCCGTCTGCGTAAGACACTGTTGTCGCAGACGACACAGAACCTGCAGGATCTGTATACACAGTAAGTGAGTGCGCCTTTAGATTGGCATCTATCAACAGAGTAGGATTGTCGTTGCCGTCGAGGAGAAAAGTATTCTCGGCATTCAATTTGACAGTATCAGTTTGCAATGTTTCTATTTCAGATTTTGCAGCTTCAAAATTGTCTAGAATAGTTGTAAAATTGTCCCTAAAACCTTGGCTGTCGTTGTCTTGTCCTGGAACAGGATACTCTGTATCAATATCTGTGGTGTTGATGTTGCTGGCCATGTTAATCCTCTCTAAGTGTTTTATTTATCAGGTTAAATATTGAAATCGTAATTTGCGAACAAGACATAGTGTTCGTTGCTTGTGCCTTTTGTGCTGTCAATAATATACCTATCCACTTCAAAGTTCAGGTCGTTAAATTTAAAAGTGCTGTTTTTGATATTCAATAGCAATTGATCTCCTGAACCAGGTTTGCAATATGCCAAAACAACCGCAGGCACGTAACCAAGAGCTTCTATGTTGTTTTCCTGCGGTGTTCTCATCCACAATGGCAAAAAGTTGACGTCTGTAGAGCCTATTTGTGATATCCTATTTCTCATATTTGTTAAGTTGCTGATATATTTTTTGGATTCGAGATCTTCGTCTATGCTAATTGCGTTGCTGTCTATTTTCAATGTATTATCAATTGGTCTATATCTAAATGGGCTAGTGTCTCGTGTGTTGAAACTGTTGTCTTGAGTTTCAAAATTTTCACTGTTAATCAGCCTGGGTTTGTTAGTTCTTACGTTAATACTATTTTGTACATTACCCTCGGTAGTGTCTGCAGGATCTATGACTTCAACATATATCACTTCATAAACAGAAGTGTCAGTGCCTGGCAATTTTGCTATTGCCTTACGTACAGAACCAAATTTGAAAGATTTTCTTTTGTGATTTTTTGCTGCTGCTGCAACATAGCGATCTATCGCAACTGTTTCTATGCCGGCGTAAACCAACATTTCGATTTCATTTGATAGGCCAAATTCGGTATCGTTTGGCCTATATATTAGCGCAGGATCAAAGATAGTTGGATCACTAATAAATCTATTGAATAGTTGCCTTTGTTCCTGAGGCAAAAATGGCTTTACTTTGAGATTGCTGAACGTAAGGTCATTTGGATCATTCACAACAATCGTAAACGTTTTGCTAACTGCGCTGAATCCGAACTGATCCTCAACGGTTGCTGTGAAAGTATAGTGTTTGTCGATTGATGTTGTGTTGCCGTCTAGAGTTAGATCGTTGCTATCAAACACTGTAAGTCCGCTGACCGTAAAATTATATTCCTCCCATTTGTTTCTGTCTTGCGAAAAATCTGAGGCGCTTGTGTGATCGATCAAACTCTTATATTTGATACCATCGAATTTTACTATGTCATTTGCCTTATATGCTCTGCTGGGCTTCCACAGGCTGCGGTAAAAATTTTCACCGAACTGTTGTACCTTGCCAAAAATTTCGCCGTCCAGCGCAAGACTGAGGCCAGGAGGTAGTCTACCGTCTTCCAGTCTGTATCTTAATATAGCGTCTGGCACACTGGTCACTGCATCTATGCTAAAAACACTTGTGAGATTGGCATTTATCTCGCCTAGTTGACTGTCGCTTAACCAAGTTATTGTACTGTCCACCTCTCCTAGCAGTTTTACTGTAAATGTTTTTGATTTTTCTGCAACAGACAGCGTAGTACCACCTACGAGTATGTTATCTGTGAACTCACTGCCTTGTGATATAAAATTTTCTAGAGGTCTGCTTAGGCGAATGACATCGAAGTTTTGGTTTGTGTCGTTAATAGAAATAATTCTATAAACAGTGCCTTTGATTTTGAATGTTTCGTTGAGTAGTTCCTGCAGATTTTGATTTTTTGTTATTTTTAAGTCAGTAATCGCAGTTTCTACCCCGTTACGAAATACCGTTCCTGTGCTGCCGCTATTGGTTGTTTCAAATGCGGTTATTGTAATAGGAACACGTGTGTCAACTCCAGCAAAGCGTGTTGCTGTAACAGTAAATTTATATTCTTTAGTAACACTTGGTTGATATGGTACTCGGCCTGCTAGTTCGCCTGTAGATCCGTCGAGATCTAATCCTGGTGGTATCTCACTGGGTGTACCATCATCGTTGAAGTCTTCTAATTTATAGCCAAGAAATCCGCTGATTGTGTTTGCATCTAGAACATCCAAGTAAAGGGTTACGTAATTATCTGCTCTGCGGAATCCCAGATTGCTTGGAGTTAACCATATAGGAGTTCTGACAAAAGTGTTGTCTGCACTGAATGTGGTTTCATCTGCCTCCATAATGGTATTGTCTGCGCGTAGGAAATCGTCACCTACTACAAAAATTCTAAACAACCTTTTCTCTACAGTGTCTCCGTCGCTTACACTAACTCTAAATTCATAGTTCCTGTTGAGTTTTTTGGGTGATTTTGTTGGTATGCTGAGGTCGTAAAATTCTACGTCATAAAAAAAGCTGTCATAGCCATTGGCTGGCCTAGTTCCAAAGTCGTATGGGTAAACACTGTAAGGGCTGTCATCATAAAATCCTTTTGCCGCCAATCTGTCCAACGCAAGCACAGGATCAACTACACCAGATATGCGTCCGTCTCTAGATAATTCTATGCCAGGAGGCAGCTCGCCGTCGCCGCTAGCAATAAAATATTCTAGCTGTTGTCCGGCTTGTGTGTCTTTGTCTTGCGCTTGCAGTTGAAAGTCTACTGGACTGGAATCTAAAATGTAAAACGTATTGTTGTTGCCAATAGGCAGGAGACCGTCGGGAGTGATCCACTCAGGAGCATCTGCTCCAACTATGGTCATTCTATAGGTTCTGTCTTCTATTTCGCCATTGAGTGATGCGCGTAGAACAAATTTGAATTCTTTTTCTCTAGGCACTTCGAGAGGAGTGCCGATTATTTTGTTATTATCTGTTATTCGCAGACCAGGCGGTAATTCTCCGCTAATAATAGATATCTCGGCATCTTGTACGGCTCCGAGATCAATAGGCAACAAACTAGGATCTCTGTTTTCTCCTGTTTTTGCTTCCCGTAGGGTATTGCCCTCCTGGAAAACGCCAAGTGTGGCGTTATTAGATAATGTCCAAATTGCCATACAAAATTCCTTTATATAGCATATTTATCGAAACAGCTATGTGGTAATAGAGCCAAAGTCTAAATTAACATTGGGCTGGATGCCCGATATGCCCCCAAAATCTACATCGGTAGTAGCGAAAATATAATCATATATGTTGTCGATTGCACTGGGCGACACTGTTCCAAAGTCAAAATTATTGGTTTCTCTGGGTTCATTCAGATCGCGTATATCTATTCCGTGCACAAGTCCTGTCAAATTGCCGTTGAAAACTCCATTTACTGTAGCTGCATCAATGTTACCCACGCTTGCTAGATCGTATCCAGCAGCATTAAGTCCGGCACTGAGAGTAGGATTAGTATCATCTGATAGATTGCCCAGTGCACTTGAATTTATCACTACTGCATTGCCGTCTCTCTGGGTAGAAACTAGGTTGCCTCCTTGGATAGTCACTGTTGTATTTTCTGTAACAGTAAGACTGCCGCTGTCACTTGCAATCAAAAACTGCGTCACACCAGAATCAACGTCAATTGTAATACTTTCGCTGTCGCTGGTCAGCGTAGCATTTGTTCCGCCTATTAGACTTTTAAACTGAAGCTCTGCGTCGTCTTTGCCTGCAAATATGCCTTGGCCGGTGCTTAAATTAACTGCTGTTGTAGCTTCAGGAGTTCTTGAATCCAGTTCAGCGAAATTTGCTACTACTTTGGCAAATGCTTCTCTTAGATCGTCTCCGGTGCCGTCGTTTGCTACGTTTCCTAAATTTATTGTTTGTATAGTCATTATACTCTCCCTACAACTACTTCTATTACACCCTTGCCGTCTGTGTGTTTTTGTTCAACTGCTTTTCCTATTACAGTGCCGATTTTTGGTTCATTATCTACAATTGCATATCCAGGTACTGCACTGGTTACAAGCATGTCGCCTTTTTCTACTTTGCCTATGACCTGGCAAGGCACTTTTCCTTGCAATGCAAGATCAACAACAGTACTGCCTTGGAGACTGTTGTTCATAAGATATGCAGGATTGGTCGACACTACACCAGCTGCTCTTCTATCACCCTTGTTGCTGCATGCAGTAACTTCCTTTTCTCCCCCAAATACTACGACTGTTCCTGGTGTATATGCGTTGTCTGCAGTATATCTTTCAGCCAAGTCAGCATAATTTGCGCTTGAAGCATTACCATTAAAATTCGTAGCTGTTAATGTATTGCTGCTGGGGTTGTATTGGAAGTTAGCAGTGTCCACGAAAGGACGTTCTGCGCTGCCTGTGCTGTTAACAAAGGTTGGAAAGAAAGTTTGATTGCTATTGGTATTATCAACT